TAAACCTTGTCTGCATAAACTTGTCTGTATCTTTAATATTGGGAGGAGTTGGTTTAAAGTTATAACGGATTCTTTCTCCGTCCATTGATCCAGCATACCCAATTAAATATGGACCAATCTTCCAAACCTTTGGAGCAGTAAGTGCTAGAATAGTTCCATCATCTGATGCACCACGATCTCCAGCCATGTAGATTTTATCTTCATGTTTTACTACAGCAATACAGGTCATGACAAAGCCCTCTCCAGATAGGTGATACTTAAGTATACCATTGCCCAGAGAGGGCTGTCAACTACCGTCAATAATGACTAATTAGCCTTTTTGTCTACCGTCTTAAACGCATCATTGATCTCTGCCAATGTGAGTTTTCCATCGTCCAAAAAAGCCCTTGCCAGTCTTTCAATGACTGTTGCTACTCCTAATAGTCCTGCTAAGAATACTGCCTGAACTGTGTCAATTCCAACTACTGCTCCAGCACCAAGTACTGATAGACCAGATGCTGCAAAGACTGCGACAATACGCATAAGGATATTAGTGATTGCCTTTTGTGGGTGCTCCTTCTTAGGAGGCTCTACTACCTTTTTAGTTGCCATATTTAGTCCTCCTTTCTTAGCGGGATTGTGATAAGCCAGATTACTGTTGTTATTAGTACTGCAATACCAACGATGTCTCTTGCTGATCCCGTCAAAGTTAGCCATGCGATAAAGAAGCCAAGGAGGGTGAATGCCTGTGCAATTAGTTCCATTCCTGCGTCTTTAAACCATTTAACTAATCCCTTTAGGATTTTACCTACGAGATTAAAGGCTTTTTTGATTATCTTCATTTGTTCCTCCTTATAACTGCCCCTGCAATTTGTGATGCTATGACCACTGGGATAATTACTTCTTGTGCTTTCTCTCTCTGATCATCTGTCATATCCATACCTAACTCAGAGAAATTAGATAAGAGTTCTGTAACATCCACTTCAAGTACTGCTCCAAGTGGGTCTGCTAAGAATGCTTCTGTTTGTACTTCTGTTACTGCATCTGCTAATGTAAATGGCATTGGTGTCTCCCCTGCAGTTTCGGCTCTGTCTGTGAACTCAACGAATGCTTCTGCAAGTGCTGGGTTAGACTTCATCTGCTCAGCAATCTCTGCAACTTCTGAAGGCTTGATACCAAGATCTTCTGCAACCTCTTGTTTTGCTTCTTGTGTCAATGCTTTGAGTGTTTGACTTACTGCTGTAATTTGTTCAGGGGAAAGAGTAACTAACTTATTATCCTTACTTGTAAGGTTGGCAATAACTCCAGATAGATCTTCTGATGTTCCAGTTCCCTTTTCAGGAATAAGTGCTGCCAAAACCTCATCAGTAATTTCTGTATCTGGCTCAGTCCAAGGGTTCTCTTCAGGTTCTGGATCTGGTCCAGGTTCTGGTGAAGGCTCTGGAGTAGGCTCTTCAGTTGGGTCTACAACTGGCTCTTCAGTTGGTTCTGGATCTGGGGTAACTTCTGGGGTAGGTTCAGGTGTAGGTTCCTCTGTAGGGTCTACTGTAGGCTCTGGAGAAGGTTCTGGGGTAGGTTCCTCTGTTGGTTCTTCAGTTGGATCTGGCGAAGGTTCTGGACTTGGTTCATCTGTTGGCTCTTCAGTTGGCTCTTCACTTGGTTCTGGAGAAGGTTCTGGTGTTGGTTCTGGGGTAGGCTGATTGGCTGCAGCATTGGCTGCTGCTTGAGCAATAGCAGCATTAAGTTCTCTTTCTGATTGCTCATAATAATATTTCCATGCATCACTAATAGAATTATTTAGGTCAACAACTGACTGATTATATATTTCTATTCTGCTATTCTTTAAGTCTAAAGCATCTTCTGTATCTGCAACGGCATCAAGATGTTCTTGTGTCTTGGTTTGCAAAACCTGATTCATTGATGACAGTGTTGCATTCTCAGAGTTGTATACGCTTAGTTTGTCATTGTATACTGCTAACTTATTGTTATAATTTGTTTGCGCTGAAGCCCTTGCTGCAAGTGCTTCGTCATATGCATCTAACTGTGCTTGAGTTGGTCCTGATCCAGAAGAGAATGTATTTAGATTACAACTAAAGTTTTCTCCCCATACTCGTGGATCTCCAGAATAGTCACAACCTGCTCCAGTCATTCCACCAGGAATTGTCCATCCAAGATGATAGGATCCTGGGCCTCCTCCGTTATACCACCATATCTCTACATCCAAAGTTTTATCTTCGCTTACATCGTATGTTGGAGACCATGCACTCCATCTAACTCCTTGCTCCACCCAGTTATTAACAGCAGGCTGTCCGTCAATATACATTCTAAATCCATCATCTGTATATCCTGCAAATGCTACTGTTGTGAACCATGATGGAACTGTTATCTGTCCAGCAAATTTAACTACAATATTTTCATATCTATTTCCACATATTGGAAGTTGCATATAGTTTGAGTTCCATGTGCCTGAGCAGATTACAGATTCAGGGACTGCTGAATTTCCACTTCTTAATAAGTTATAAACTGTATAGGAAAGACCTGCTCCTCCAGCACTCTGCATATTTGATTGGGTGGTTTGAACATTTATGTTGGCTATATTTAGTGCATCCTGTGCATCATTCTTCTCTTCAAGGGCATCGTCCTTATGCTCAATGGCAAGGGCTACAGTTGCTGTTTGGCCATCTACATTTGACTGGGCAAGGTTCTTTGCTTCTAAGGCTGTGGCTTCTGCCTCTACTGCATTATCGTATGCATCATAGGAGTCATCTTTAAGTTCCATCGCATTTTTGGCATAGGCAAACTTGTTTTCCGCTATGTCTATAAAATCTATAAAATCATCTTGGTAGACAAGGTCGTTTACGCTGTTGTTGAGTTCCTGTATTTCTTGGGCTGCAACTGTGAGTGGATCATCAGAGTGGGCTTCTTGGGGGGCTATAAGTAGCCAGCCAAAGGCTAAAACTGTGGCTGTTACTATTCTTAGTAGTCGTTTAATTACCTTTCCCCCTTGCAGACATGATGTCTGATAAGGTTATTATATCATTTAATTAAGGTTGTCTATGAGTAGACCTGCTCTAGGACCATCACACCAAACCTCATGTGAGTTTTCTTTAGGCAAATAAAACAAATCTCCTGGATTTAGTGTGTAGGTAATGTCACCGTCTATCTTCCAAAATGAAGTTCCAACAATTTGCCAGTAAAAGATATCATGTGGGTCATGGTGATCTGAGACAACCCTGTTTGATAGGGATACCCTTATGCCCTGATAATGCCAATCTAAGCCACAATCGTGAGCACTGCGACGGTAATGTCCACAGCCTCTATCTTCTTCTGAGTTATTTAATTTATACAGTAGTTCTGAAACATCATTAAATTCTTCAAACAGTTTACTTGTTTGTGGTGCTAACCAAAATTTTGACTGTATTTGTACGTTTCCTATTGAATTAAAATCTGTTGGGTTACCAATTTTTTGTACCTTTTCTTCAAGATCTTTACTCGTCTTGCTGCTAGCAGTAGACTCTCTATATAAAAAGTTAAGAATATCTTCCCAGGTAATGGTAGGGTTTTGAAATTGCTTAAAGACAACTCCAGAACCTTTTTCTTTTGCTTCGTTTATTTCATTGAACATGATTATATTTTACCACAAAAAAGGGGCTACCGTAATTGGTAACCCCTTTAGTGTTGGACTAATTACTTAACTAAAGTAACCTTAGCCTTTGGATTCTTCTTATTCCACTTTGTAGCAAGTGCATTAAATGACTTCTTCAAAGAGGTAAGTGCTGCTGCATTATCTGCAGTCAACTTTGCAATCTGTGCATCCTTAGCAAGTAGAGCAGCATCTGATGCTACCTTAGCAGCAGCAGCCTTATCTGTTTCTACCTTAACTGCAGCAGCAAGGGCTGCATCTGAAGCAACCTTTGCATCTGCAAGTGCCTTTGCAAGAGCAGCATCTGAAGCAGTCTTAGCAGCAACTGCATCTGCAGCAGCCTTTAGAACTGCAGCATCCGCTACTGCCTTTGCAGCAAGTGCTGCATCCTTTGCAGCCTTTTCAGCAGCAAGTTCTGATACTAGATCACGAACTGCAATTTCTGCAAATGGAGCAAGTGTGCGAGCAGGCAATCCAACTACGTCTGCTGTTGTTGCATCTCCAGCAGTTGTTGGAGCAAATGTAATAAGTGAACGTGTTCCAGTTGCTGGAAGTGTTGCCTTAAATGTAGCAACTCCAAAGTCTGAAAGTGTAGCACCAGTTGTTGCTGTTGCAGTGTCTAGTGTTGCTGATGCAGCAAAGACTGTTGCAGTAATTGACTTACCTGAAACCTTGTTACCAAATGTGTCAGTTGCTGTTACTGTAATATCTTGCTTTGTGCCAGCAGCACCTGTAGCAGGAGCAGAGACTGTAAGAGTATTGATCTTACCAGCAGTTCCCTGTACATAGTATGTAAATGTTGTTCCTTGGTTAGTAATTGTTACTGTACCAATTGCGGTTGTCTTTGTGTAGACAAAAAATGTTGCCGTTGTTCCTGTTCCAGTTGCAATTGTCAAAGATGATGATCCTGAAGTTGCTCCTACTGGTGCAGCGGATGTGTGTAGTGCAGACACGATTGTTGCGTTTGTTGCTACAACAGAAACTGATGTTCCTGTGTCAACTGTTGCTACGAAGCGAAGTGCGTCAGCAGCATCGACTGTGTTGTCTGCAGGGACTGGCAATGCAGCAGGTGTAGCAATTGCTGAAGCGGTTGTATTGGCCGTTCCATCAAGAGTTACAGCAACTGTCATTACAGCAGCACTTGCAGGTGTTGCTACGATTGTGCCCAAAGTCATGGCTGCAACCATGGCTAGTGCGATTTTCTTAAATGAGTTCATTTAATTTATTCCTTTTCTTTTTATAGTGTTTTTAGTCCATCCAAATAGTCTTGAATATCTGCTATTTGGCTAGGTTTATATTGTATCACATTGCGACTTTCCAGGTCAAATTGCTCCTCTGGAGTCTTTGGTCTGTCCTTAAAGGTGTGAACCTCTACTTCAGTGTCTATATTTTTTGGAGTATGTGATATTGCCCCAAATATTGCTCCACACACAGCATCCGCCAAGTCCTTTGACTTTTTGCGTGGGTGGTCAACTCTGTCATTTTTCATAATCTTTAACTGTGTTAATTCATCAAATAATAAATCAATGGCTGGCATTGCAAGTCTTTCCTCATAGACAAGCATGGCCATATCCTCATAGTGCTTCTTGGCAACAGAAACAGTGTCAGTTTTCATTCCTACCTGCTTCAACTCATTTTGAATATCAAAAGACTGCCAACGGTCAAATGAAACCATTCCAATATCAAACCCTATTCTTCTAAGGTTTTGGATCCACTGCTTAACCTCAGAAAGATTAACAGGGCCTTCAACCTTGGGCTCCCACCATGCTACTGCATCCACCACTACAATTGGGGCTACCTGCTCGTAGTTATTAATTACTTGTATATTTACCCATTTTTCTACATGGGCAATAGCAACAGCACACTTATCGTGCTTCTGTGCAAGGTCAGCGTGAACGTAGTATTTTTTTGTTGGGTCTGGCTTAAATGATTCGTCAAACCTTTTAAAAGTATCTACTGGGTTTCTCAATGACATGCATGCTCTTACCTTGTCTGCCTGCTTAAAGAATGCATCAGATGCAAAGGTTGGCACACAAGCAAAACGCATCATGGCATCACCAAGGTCTGTCATGAATGCAATCATGAAGTCGTCAATCTTTCTTGTTGGGTTAACTTCCCATGTTGGTCTCTTTAGTGCAAACACTCCTGGATATTTGTATGATGTGATCTGATCTTCATCCCACGAAATTTCAAACGTGTTATCTGGGTTGTCTTCTGGAAGCAGTGGATTGATAGTAAACTTATGTGTTCTTTCTATGACTTCTTTTTCAGCAACAACATCATCATATCTTTCTGAGATAAAGTCACCTGGATATCTTGGGAATGAAAGCAAAACAACCTTGCCAAGGTCAGGGAATCGAGAGTCCACTGATCCACGGAAAGCCTTATAGATGTTGTCTGCAGTCTTACCCTGTTCGTTACCTGTTCCAACCTCAGATGCAAAACCAGAGATCTCATCAAGAACTGCAAGTAACAAGTTCAAACCCTCATGTGACTCACGCTCTGAGTGACCAGAGTAAACTGTAATAGATTTGTCAAACTCAACTGAGTCTGCTTTAGCGTTGTACTTTCCTGCAAACCAAGGAGATCTTTCAATCTTTGATTTAAAACCTTTAAAGAAAACGTTCTTTGCTTGTTGAGCGTTAATAGCAACATTGATAAGGTCAATAGCATCTCCAGAGGGCTTACCAAAATACTTTGCTGGGTCTTTTAAACATAGAAGTTTATATACGATGTATGAGCATGCTACTGTTGATGTAAAGTCTTTTCCAGATCCCTTGCCAAGTTGCAGAATGATTTCGTTCTTTGTGTACTTGTTGTAGTACTGAGTTCCTTTTTCTTCCCCCATAATATTAATTAAATCTTCTTTACGATAGATCTGACTCATTGCCTCTACAATATCGTACTGAATATCAGACAGAGGTGGCTGTCCAAGGTATGCTTCACCTTCAACAAATGTTCTTGCATCTACTGGAGTTTCTTCAAAGTGATCATCTTGAAGTGCTTCAAGAAACTCATTGAACATCGTGGACAACTGTAATCACCTCGTTGTCTTTTGCAAATGAAGAAAGCCTACGCATAATTTCATCACGAACCTGTGGATACTCTGAAGCAATATCCTTTAGAATAAGAACAAGAATCTCTTGACGCTTTTCAATTTCCATCATCTCTTCTGCAAGTTCTTTGTTCTCAAGAAGTCCAGCCTTTTGTAGCATGTCAATACGCTTAGATTCAATATCCATTACAAGTTTAATCGCAGCAGTCTTTGCGCTAAGATTATTTGTCATTGATGCCTCATCAATAACTTCGTATGTACGAGAAACCAACTTGCTATAATGTGTATCGGCAGCAGCCAGTGCTTCTTTAGCACGAGCACGGATAGCATCATTAGCAGATGCCATAACCTTCCACTCATTGATAAGTGTTACAACTCTTTGTCTTGGTATTGCCAACTGCTTTGAGATTACTGTTGGGTCATTACCCTTTAAGTATTCTTCTACTACCTGATTGACCTGATCAAGGTGCTTGACTAGATCATCTTCAGTTGACATTATATAATTCCCTTGCTATCTTTAGCAATATAAGGTAGCCAATTAAGTCGTCCAAATCGTTGTCACCTACAAAGGCCCCACCCCTAGTTATTCTAGACAGTTTGTCATCAATGCGAACATGCAACTGCTCTACACTATCTGATGTAGCAAAAACTCTAACAGGATTAAGTGCTGAGTCTCCGTAAGATTTATTTTTTGCAATTAGCATTTCTTTAATCTCATCGCAAACCTGGCCGATAGTAAACTGTGTTTCAGAACTCATTGTCTATTTCCTCTTCCGTATCCCAATCAAATGCTTCTGGTATTCCTTTTAGTGCAGCAAATGCAAAAGCAAAACCAACAGTGCCTGCTACTGCAAGTGCTACTAAAGCCTTCTCAAATTTACTCATCGTCTCGACTTCCTTAATCCAAATTTGGCAAGGTAAACGTAGATGGTCTCTAGACTCACTCCACACTCCTTTGCAATCTCTTCTGGAGTCTTCTTATCCATAAGATATCTCTTACGCATAAAAGTCTCGCTTGTATATAGTTTAGCAGCCATGATGTTATTTGTCAACTCCAATTGCTTTTCCCCAGTTCTTTAGTGCCCAGTGCCCAATTCCACAAGCATCTGCTACATCGTTATCAGTAATTGATCTATCATAAATAGTGTTAATAAACTTAATGGTTCTTTCCTTGCGAAGATTTCTTTCGTAAGACTTGTACCATGAGACAGATTTTCCTGGATGCTGTGAACGAATAAATAGTTGTTCATCCTTTGATATTTTCTTATTGCCAATATAGTTTTGCCAAGTAATAGGAGATACCTTTCCTATAATCTTGGTTCCAGTTTGTCCTGCTGATCCAAGGATTGCACCCTGAACTAATGCAAGATCTGCAGCAGTTTTGGGACTATTCATAAACACAGTGTGTTCAATAATGATTGCCTCAAACCCACCATATATATCAAAAAATGCCTTTACCTTTTTCCCTGCATCCATAACTTTTTCGTACACATCATTTCCTTCAAAACTTATTTTACCAATAGAAGAAAGATCTTCTCCAGAAAACAATGCAAATGCAAGACTGTTAGTACTAGCATCAATGGCACAAATAGTATGTGGCTTTATTTCAAGCCCCCATTTATTTTTTACCATCTGTCTTATCCTTAATCTTTTTAATTGCTTTGCTCACTGCGTCTGGATTTACCGAACAAGATGAACAAACTGGGAAATCATTATAGATTGAAAGTGGCATAGAGCAAGACTTGCAGAGCCTTGTCTTTCCTTTTCTTTTTAATCTTTTTGACTGAACATACCTTGCAGCAATTTTTTCTTTTGTTGCAAGTTCTCTACAGCCAACAGAGCAGTATATTTGATATGATACTGACTGAGTAAATTGTTTATCACAAAAGTTACAATGTCTCACTTAGAATCTCCAGGGGTGCTATCTTTAACACGCCTGGACCTGCAGACTCACATGCTTTTTTAATTGGGCATGACTTGCATATCTTGGAGTTTGATCTATAGTTTTTGGTTGGCAGGGTTCTGTCTTCCCATGTCTTTCGAACTAGTCTCATCCAATCAAATGCCTGGTCTACCCACCGACGGTAATGATCGTTTACATCTACAGGGATCAAAAGGAGTTCGTGATTATTTTTATTTTCATAAATCATAACGCCCTTTGGTCTCTTTAAGATCTTCATATAAATAAGCAACTGCATTAAGTGACCAGTCTTGGCCTTGCCTGATGCCTTTCTATATTCGAATCCTTCATTCATCATTGTTTTAATTTCACCAATGAGTTCTTCTCCTTGCCAATCAAACATAACGTCACCATATCCAAAGATTGGAGGATCATCATGTTTAATCTTAAACTCTGTTGTAGGCTCATTGTCTTCATCACGATAAACCTTAACTATTCCAGCATTCATCATTGCATTTTGAATTCTTGCATGTGATAAAGTTCCTGCAGTCATGTTTGCTGATGCATAGGCATCTGCATTATCTTCAAATACCTGACCATCAAAAGCAAGATACCAGTATCTAGCACACTCTCCATGCCCATAAGCAATAGTTGATGGTGCAAAAGTCTTCTTGGTTGTATGCTTATCTACACGAGTAATTGTGTAGCCTTCTTTGATCTTTGCCTCAAGGCCTGCTATATCCATAGGATGGATTGGCTTTTCTTCTGGCTTGATCATAACCGTATGTAGTAAATTCTTCGTCATCATTTCTCGTTTCTATTAGTATAAGTATAGCAGATTAGCGTGTAATATATTTGAGTGCAGACACTAAATTATTAAGCGACTCTGCTGCCGTATAATAAAGATTCTTCTTTCCACGATCCGACTTATCAACATTGGCCATCCACGTAGCCTTGAAAGACATCTTTGCTGCAATTGCCTGAAGCCTTACAATCTCTATATGAGCCACATTCAAAGGAATGTCTGGCTTTATAATTAGTTTAGCAATCATTGTTAGTGCCACTGTAAGTTCTTCATCTTGCATGTAGTCTGCAATTTCTGCAAGACCATTTACCATATCTATTGTTGTTCCCTGTTGTTCCATTATTCCTCCACCATATCTTCTAGAATACTCATCTCAATTATAGCAAGTCTTACTTTGGAGTTACCCTCGCCCATTACGACTACGATTGCTGGATCCTTGCCATTTTTCATAGCGTCTGTAGTAGCCTTAGCCCAAACCTCTTTGTTTAATGTAAAAGACTTACCTACCTCTTTAAAGTCTACGACAAAGTTTTTCCAGGAAGCATCTCCCTTTTGTGTGTTACGCCCAGAGTTCTTATGCTGTTTAGCACCTATTCTCTTGGACTCACTCTTCTCTGTCATTACCCTTCCATTTCTGCTTACCAAACTTAACACTACTTAGGTGCTTGTCTTTACACATCCAAGTCATCTCTTTGGTTTCTGCATAAAGTCTTAACGTTTTTACTTCTGCCTTACATGTATGACAAACAAATTGACCCTGATAGATTGTATAACTAGGCATTTAGTTTTGCCTTGATTGATTCTTGCAAATCAAGGTCCTCTCTAACACGATTAACAAATGCTTCTTTGCCCTGCACCTTTGTTCCATCTGGAAGGATATACCAGGCACCAGTGCGTTCTACAATACCGTTTAGTTCTGCTGTAGTAACCAGATCACCAATGGTATCAAGACCAATATCGTCACCTCTAAAGTAAAAATCATACTCACCAGACTGGAACCCTGGAGAGGTTTTGGAGAACTGGAGTTCCCACTTAATAGTTCTACCAATTTTTTCTTCAATTAATTTATCTCCTACTTTGATCTTGCCCTTAATCGCTTGATTGTCTGACTCTGAAGAAAAGAGTTTAATAATACATGAGGAATAAAACTTAGTAGCCTGACCACCAGAAGGCTGCTGGCTAGTATACATAGCATTGATATTGTTACGAGACTGAGAAATAAGAACAAGCAAAGTTGGCTTAACTTTATTGTTTGCATAGTTAAGCATTTTCCATGCGTTACTAAAATCACGGGATTCGGCTCCAATCTGTTTAGTGTTTTCTAATGCCTTCATCTCATCTGTATCTTTTTCGAAATAAATTGCTGGAAGCATTGATGTAATAGAGTCTACCACAATTAGGTCAACGCCAGCGTTCATTAATCCAACGCCTACGTCTACCATGTCACTGATAGTTCTTGCTTGTGAGTAGATTAGTTTTTCTGGATCTACCCCCAAAGTTCTAGCCCAATCTTCTGAGTATGACATCTCTGAGTCAATCCATGCACACAACTTTCCTTCTGCCTGGGCTAACGCAATCATCTGAAGACACATAGAGGACTTTGCTGAAGACTTTGATCCCCAGATAAGTACCTGTCTACCGTAAGGAAGCCCACCACCAAGAGCACGGTTTAATCCAAAACTGGGAGTAGGTTGATACTCATAGTTAACTCCTACTCCACTGCCCAATCTCTTTCTTAACTTGGGATCTAACTGTGCTAACGCTTCTTCGATACTAACTGACATGTACATCCTCCAATGTTACGGTTCCGTCTTTAGTCTTGCCAAAATCAAACTTGTAAGATTTTCCTTCTTCAATATGCATATATGCTTTTGCAAACGATGTTGGGAATACTGTAATAGAGTGTAAGTCCCTGCTCGTGTCTGCAAGGGTAAGAGATGCCATCTTCTTCCCAGCCTTTGTAATTCTTGGCTTAAATGAAACAACAAACATCTCATCATCCTTGTATGGAAGTTGCTTATAACTTAAGAACTTCACAAGCGCATGAGATGATTCTTTTATCTCATCTGAAGGTATGAAAGATACAATCCTGTTATCATTACAAAGAACCAGATAAGAGCGACCCGTTTCAATAGTTGTATTTTCATCATCAAATATACCGACACTGCCAGTCTTATCCAAAATTTCAACTCGTGACCATCCTGTTCCTCGTTTAATTGATTTTACCATACCCATAAAAATGTATGATCCTTTTTCTTCAAAGTCAACAATATCCTGAATAAATGCATAATAGTGAGAAGGTATTGTAATATTAAACTCTGGAAGGTTTAAAAACTCATACAAGTTCTCTTTAATCTCTGCATCATTTCTAGGATTATCATTAAAGGTTGCAGCACCAATAGATCTTAGTGCCTGCAGTGCACGGGAGTTTACTCCGTTTCCTTTTGTGAAGGTAAACTCTTCGAGTTCTTTATATGAACCAAAAGGTCGTGCTGCAATATATCTCTCTGCAATTTTATCAGATATGTACTTGATAGCAGTGAGCCCAAACCGAATACCTTTACCCTCAATTTTAAAATCGATATCCGAATCGTTAATGTGAGGTAACTTAACGCTAATGCCCATTCTTTTTGCCTCAATAAGGTATTCAGTTCTTGCATCTTTATCCTTTTCATTCTTTAGCACTGAGTACATAAACTCAAGTGGATAATAATACTTTAACCATGCTGTCCAGTATGATAGCGTTGAGTATGCTACTGCGTGAGACTTATTGAATGAGTACCCTGCGTGAGCCTCAAAGTCATGCCATAGATCTAAAGCAGCATGGGGAGTAATGTATTTAGATGCACCCTCTACGAATTTTTCCTTAAACTGATCAAATTCTTTAGCATCCTTTTTCTTTCCAATGATCTTTCTAACTTTATCTGCTTCCGACATGGACATACCGCCAAGGTGTACGCATGCTTGCATAACTTGTTCCTGGTAAAGAATAC